TCGTCCTGTCTGTACATCCAACTCTCCGCAGGCCTTACCCATTCGGACGAGAGTAGTGCCCTGAGGAATAGCAGGAAGCCAGATGGCCTGTCCGCTTCCGTCAACGTGTCCGTTTACGGCATAGACGATAGGCATGTTTGTCTCGGTGTCTCTACCGCATACGCACAACTGGAGATCAGGTGTGTGACCGTCATTAGGGTACGACACTCCCTTTTCGTTAGTGATACCCTTTACGCCTACTACGCGGATAGTGTCGTCGAGCGTGAACATGTTTGCATCGTCCACAACGAGTTTGACGCTTGCTCCTGCCGTCTGCTTCTCGACTGAGGCTGTCAACGTACTGACGATAGGACGAGTACCCACGCTGTAATACTTGACCTCGAAACTGTCACTTGACTGCGCCTTTGCATAGCGGCTGATCTGATCCACAGGGGTAGCCATAGGGCGAATCTTGACAATCTTGCTGTCGATGTCTTTGGTGTAGAATTCCGGATCACCGTCCAGACGACCCTGTGTCTCAGTTGCGATACCGTCTGTTCCGTCGGGACCGCCGGAATTTGATACACCGGCATCAGGCAAGTTGCTTGCGTTTGCCATGATAACACCGGAAGATGCTCCTGTCACGAAGGTAAGGAGCATGACCATGAGGCTGAGCAGGAAGTTACCTGCTTTCTTTACTTTACTCATTGCTTTGTGTTTTTGATAGTTGAACTTAAATATGTTATTGGATTTTTGTCCTCTTCTCGTTTCCTCGCTCCCAGATGTTTCCTCCGGAAGCCCTGTCTAACGCTCCCAGATTCCGCTTAGGCAGTTTACGTCCTGAGTTGTTCTTGCCGTCAAGTTGGGCGGTTCCGTCGCCTTTCTTGCCTTTGCGCAGTTTGGCTTCCACCTTGGCATTCTTGCCCTTAACCTCTCCTTCATAGCCGGCCTGCTCTACGTCCGCATCATGATTTATGGCCTTGAGAGCCATGTCAAAACTTTCGGGAGAGAAGATTCCGAGTACTCCGTTTTTCATTATTGTAACAAGGAACTCCATGATGCCGTCCACCTCGTCGTCGGAAAGCCCGTTTTCCGCCTGATATTCCTCAAGGGATTTCAGTGAGGCTGTAAGGTTGGTGTTGTATTGCTCTTCGAGTTCTTTTGATTGCGCGACGCGGTCAAGGTATTCTTTGTTGGCAGCCGCAATCTCATCCAGTCTTTCAGGATCGTCGATGACATCCTTAATGTCTGTACCGAACTGTCTTACAAGTTCAACGACAGGGTCGGCTCCATCGCGCCAGTTCTGCAGGAATGAGGAACTGCGCGGATCGCTCGTAAACAAGTCAGAGAACGCTGCTTCGCGTTTCTTCATCTCTTCCTCGCGTGATGTTCTGTCTTGAATGTCCTTGTCGTAAGCGTCGAAATCATCGTGAATTTGCCCGTAAATAGCCTCGTCATCCTCGAAGTTTCCTTCGGGATGTTTTGCCTTCAGTCTGTCGAGCATTAAATCTCTTTTCGATTTAGTAGTCTGTGTTTCAGGCTGTTTCATTGTTGTTGGTGTTTGTAAATATTCTTATGCAGACAAATATAATCGCCTCAATTCGGCCTGTTCTTTTATTTATTAACCGGCGTGTGGCTAAATTTGAATTAGCAGAATTGCATGTAAATGAAGAATGTCGGGGCTATATTCGAATACGAAGAGGAACGCAACAGGGATTTGATGCGCGCCTATAAGGAGCAACTGGCTTCGCACGAAAACAAAGACCTCCAGTCTGTCCTGAATCGCGTTGTTGAAATGCCGTCCAAAAGATTTTGGGTGAGCGAGGAAAGGGCTGCGATAGTTATTTCTGAAATGATGAGAGGGAAGGGGCTGAAGGTAAAAGGGAAGGTAAAGCGAGAAATGTACAATGAGATATATCGCCGCGTGGTGGAATTGAAGAAATCTCATTCCGGAATGTCTGTGTATGATCTCACATTCATGGTTGTAACCGGACCTGCTCCGAAGTTCTATCTTACACCTGGTTCTGCTAAAGTCATCATTCATAAGGTCAAGAAACAATGGTACGAAGAAAGGAAGCGAAGATTGCGGCACTGCTTGTGGTAGGATTGTCTCTGATCCTGTGTTTTCTTGATGTTCCGCTTGAGAGGGTTGGGATATGTCGGAACGGGTCATTCTATACCCGTATGACGTATCATTTTTTCCATGCGTCTTTGCTTCATTGGTTTGCAAACGCTTGGTGTCTGTTGTCGCTGTTCTTTATTTACGAAATGTCGCTCAGGCACATGTTGTCAGCGTATATCATAGCGTCAATAGTCCCCATGTGCCTTTTCCCTTCTTCTTTCATTGTTCCTACGGTAGGGCTTTCGGGTATATGCTTCGCGCTCATGGGTCGGGTAGCCCTATATGTCGATAAGAAGTTGTATTATCAGGCTTGGCTTCTGTTCTATCTTGCCGTCGGGTTTCTCTTTCCCGGCTCTAACGGTTGGCTGCACCTGTACTGCTATGCAGCAGGGATGTTTGTAGGATTTATAAACAAACCTCTGATATGAAGAAGCGTATCGGCATAAAGTTATCGTCAGAGGTGGCTTCTATCCTGCAAGAAAACGACAGGAGGAATGCCGAGATTACGGCCGTGTTTAATCCCATCACGGGCAAGAACTCTACGGGCAAGCGAGTGAAGGTTGTCATACCGGACTTTCCGATAGAAACGCAATGGCTTCCGGTGCGCATGATGAACATACCTTTGGTTAAAAGGATTGTTGCGGCTGGATCCTTTGATGCGTTTATGGAGGAAGAGTTTGGAGAAGATTACACATATGAGGATAGGCAGAAGGCGATCGAGAGTTTTGTCAGACTCCGTATAAGATATGATTTCCCTTTCTGGGCTGCTTTCTATGTATATATCAAGTGTAAGGGCGGTGGCGAGGATGTTCTATTCAAATTGAATAGGCCGCAGCGGAGATTGATAGAAAGACTTGAGAGGATGAGAGAGGCAAGGAAGCCTATACGATTGATACTTCTCAAGGCGCGACAATGGGGAGGCTCCACATGTATTCAGATTTATTATGCATGGTTGCAACTCGTCCATAATGTTGGATTGAACTCCTTGATTGTCGGACATGTCAAGGATGCTTCTACCGAGGTTAAAGACATGTTTGACCGTATGCTGAAGGCGTATCCTGTCGGGATGCTCTATAAGCAGGGAGAACTATACGATGACAACGAACCTAAACTTGTCGGAGTTGGTGGCGCACAGAATATTCAGAGAATACCGCAACGAAATTGTAAAATTAAGATAGGTACTGCGGAGAAACCGGATTCCGCGCGAGGTGGAGATTACAATCTTGTGCATTGCACTGAGGTTGGTCTATGGAAGACGACGGAGGGTAAAACCCCGCAGCAGATTGTTCGTTCTGCCTGCTCTGGTATTCTTCTGCGTCCGAATACCGCCATTGTTTATGAGAGTACTGCCAACGGTACGGGCAATTTCTTTCAGATAGAGTATGATGCAGCAAAAGCAGGGCAGTCGCAGTTTGATTTTTTGTTCATCTCTTGGTATGAGATTGAGCAGTATGCAGCACCGGTAGATGACATCGTTGAGTTTGCCACATCGCTCTGGAAGAATCGCAACAACAAGAATACAAATTCTAATCGTGAGGAGAGCGGCCAGTACTTGTGGTGGTTATGGGAACAGGGTGCAACACTGGAGGCCATTTGGTGGTATATACAGGAGAGGGCAAAATACACGGATCATGGTGACATGGCTTCTGAATATCCGTCAGACGATGTTGAGGCGTTTGTTCACTCCGGAGCGCGTGTGTTTGATAAATACAAGGTAGAGGCTTTGAAAAAGACCTGCAAACCTCCTAAGTATATCGGCGACATTTATGCCAAAGGGGATGAAGGCGAGGACGCATTGGTACGATTGCGTTTCAATGAGGATGCACAGGGGCAGTTGTGGGTGTGGTCGCTACCTGATATAGATGCGGAAGAAATTGTAACTGATAGGTATCTGACCGTTGTGGATATCGGAGGACGCTCCAACAAAGCCGACTACTCTGTGATAGTTGTCTTTGATCGCCTCAATCAGATGGACGGAGGTAAACCTACGGTAGTCGCGCAGTGGTATGGACATATAGACATGGACCTGCTGGCGTGGAAAGCGGCTCAAATAGCGGCCTTTTATGACAACTCCCTGCTTGTGATTGAGAGTAACACTTTGGAAACGCATGACAAGGAAAGGCAGGTGGACGGGGATCAATCGGCGTACATTCTTAATCAGATCAAGGATGTTTATCTACATCTGTATGAAAGGGCGCAGAGTGATGAAGAGATACGCGACCAGGCTCCTAAGAAATACGGATTCCATACGAATGTCGCAACAAAGCCGAAGATAATATCAACCCTTATCAAGGTTATCCGTGACGGCCTGTATGTTGAGCGTGATGTAAGATGTCTTGACGAATACCGCACATACGAGAAGAAAAAGAATGGCGGTTGGGGCGCTATAACTGGCAAGCATGATGACCTACTTATGACAAGAGCAATCGGGCTTCATATATGTTTCTATGAAATGGAGATTCCGAAAATTGTCAAGCGTTATCACCGGAACTCCACA